CAATCTGCGGCCGTGGCAGATCCGGATTCTGAAGCAGCTGTTCAAAAAGCGGAAGGACGGGCTACGGCAGTACCGGACGTGCCTGTTGATGCTGCCGCGGAAGAACGGCAAGAGCGAGTTGGCGGCGGCGATTGCGCTGTACGGGCTCCTGGCGGACGGGGAAATCGGGGCGGAGGTGTATTCCGCGGCGGCCGACCGGGATCAGGCCAGTCTCGTCTTTGGCGTGGCGGCGCAGATGATCCGGAACGATCCGGCGCTCGCGGCGGCGTGTTACATCGTCGATTCGCAGAAGCGGATCGTGCATCCGTCGAGCGGGAGCGTCTACCGGGCGATCTCGGCCGAGGCGTCGAGCAAACACGGGTTCAATAGTTCGCTGGTCGTGTACGACGAGCTGCACGCGGCGCCGGATCGGCGGCTGTACGACGTGCTGGCGACGTCGATGGGCGGCCGGCAGCAGCCGCTGTTCTTGGTGATTTCGACGGCCGGGTACGACCGGCACTCGATCCTGTACGAGCTGTACGCGCACGCAAAAAAGGTGCAGGAAAACCCGGCGCTGGATCCGTCGTTCCTGCCGATTCTGTACGAGGCACCGCCGGATGCGGATTGGACGAAGCCGCGCGTCTGGAAGAAAGCCAACCCGGCGCTGGGCGATTTCCGCAGTCTCGAGGAACTGCAGACCTTGGCGGCGCGCGCGCAAGAAATCCCGGCGCAGGAGAACACGTTCCGCCGGCTGTACCTCAACCAATGGACGGAGCAGGCGTCGCGGTGGATCTCGATGGCGGCCTGGGATGCCTGCCAGACGGCCCCAGCGGCCCGCCAGGCGTTGATCGGGCGCCGGTGCTATCTCGGGCTGGACCTGAGCGCCACGACCGACCTGTCGGCGCTGGTGGCCGTGTTTCCGGATGAGATGGGGTTCGACGTCCTGGCGCGGTTCTTCGTCCCGCAGGAGCGGATCCGGGACCGCTCGCACCGGGACCGCGTCCCCTACACCGAGTGGGCGCGGGACGGGTACCTCCCGGCGACGCCGGGCGCGACGGTGGATTACGAACTCATCCGGCAGACCGTCAAGGACTGGGCCGCCGCGTATGACGTGCAGATGGTCGCCTACGATCCGTGGAACGCGACCGACCTCGTGAAGCGGCTGCAGGAGCAGGACGGACTCCCGTGCGTCCCAATGCGCCAGGGGTTCGCGTCGCTGTCGGCGCCGACGAAGTCCCTCGAGCGTGCGGTGCTGGGGCGGACGCTGCGGCATGACGGGCATCCGGTCCTGCGCTGGAACGTGTCGAATGTCGCGGTGGAGAGTGACCCGGCCGGCAATCTGAAACCGTCGAAGGTGGCCTCGACGGAACGGATCGACGGCGTCGTGGCGTTGATCATGGCGGTCGATCTGATGGACCGGAACGCCAGGACGCCGACGAAGCAGTATGCGCTGACGGTGATCGGATGAAGGGGGAGCCTATGACGCGACCGGGCCGGCCACGCCTGACGCCCGACGAGACCTTGGTCCCGCTGTCAGTTCGCGTGTCGCCGAAGCAGTACGACGAGACGCAACGCCAGGCGACCGAAGCGCAGATGACGATGGCCGACTGGATCCGCCAGATGCTGGCCGGCGGCCATTCTCGTACACAAAAATAGGCCGGAACCGAGCCCAGCGGTACCGTGGCGGTCCACTTTGGACCGCGCCTATAGCCTCCTCGAAATTAAAGCGGTTGAACCGGCCCGCCGGACGTTCTCGGGTATTGCCTCGACGCCGGAACTTGATCGCCAGGGGGACATGGTCGATCCGGCCGGCGTCACGTTCCGCAATCCGCTGCCGCTCCTGTTCCATCACGACACCAAGCAACCGATCGGGACGGTCATCCTCAAGGCGACGTCGGCCGGGATTCTGTTCGAGGCGACGCTGCCGACGGTGGACGAGCCCGGGCGGTTCAAGGACCGCGTCGATGAGGCGTGGCACAGCATCAAAGCCGGCGTCATCACGGGCGTCTCGATCGGCCATCGCATCCTGGCGAACGGCGTCGAGTACCTGCAGAACGGCACGCGCCGCCTCACCAAAACAGAAATTTGCGAGTTGAGCTTGGTGACCATTCCCGCCAACGCCAACGCTTCGATCCTGCTCGTTAAATCGTTAGCCGCTCCGAAGAGGATTCCTATGAACAAGACCACCGCGGCCGATCACGTCACGGCACTCGAGAACAAGCGGGCCGCCCTGGCCGCACGGCTGAACGACATCATGAGCACGGCCGCCGATGATTCGGCCACGCTGACCGACGAGCAGGCGACGGAGTACGACGGCGTCGAGATGCAGGTCAAAGGACTCGACGCGGATCTGCAACGCTGGCGCGACCTCGAGAAGATCCAGGCCGCGACCGCGACGCCGGTCCCGGCGGTCACGGCCGGCCGCACCACGACGACGTCGGTGATCTCGGTCCGGCCGAACGTGCCGATCGGGACGCAGTTTGTGCGCGCCGCCTGCGCGCGGCTGCTCGAGCGCACCGGCCAGGTCCGCGACGCCGCGGCCTACGCGACCGACCGCTGGAAGGACACGCCGGAAGTCGGGCTGTATCTCAAGGCCGCCATCGCGCCCGGCACCGCGACCGACGCGACCTGGGCCGGGCCGCTCGTCACGCAATCCGTCGCCAAGGACTTCATCGAGCTGCTGCGGCCGGCGACGATTCTGGGCAAGATTCCCGGCCTGCGGAAAGTCCCGTTCAACGTGAAAGTTCCGAGCCAGACGGCCGGCGGCACCTATGGCTGGGTGGGAGAGACGAAGCCGAAGCCGGTGACGAAACTGGCGTTCAGCTCGACGTCGCTCGGCGTCGCGAAGGCGGCCGGGATCATCGTGCTCACGAAGGAACTGATCCTGCTGTCCGAGCCCGACGCGGAAGACATCGTGCGCAAGGACATGGTCGCCGGGATTGCGCAGTTCCTGGATTCGCAGTTCATCGACCCGGCCGTCGCCGCGGTCGCCGGCGTGAATCCCGCGTCGATCACCAACGGCGCCCCGACCGCCGCCGCGACCACGAACCCAATGGCCGACATCATGAACTTGATCGGCCACTTCGCGACGAACAACATCTCGGTCGATGGCGTGACGTTCATCATGAGCGCCGCGAACGCGCTCGCGCTGTCGTTCCGCAGCAACCTGGACGGCTCGCCGCAATATCCCGGCGTCACCGTCAATGGCGGCAGTTACAAGGGCTTGACGTTCATCACCAGCCAGGCCGCGGCCGGCAACGTGATCGCGCTCCAGCCGTCGCTGATTCTCTACGCCGACGGCGGGATCGAGATCGACGCCAGCCAGGAAGCGTCGCTCCAGATGGACAGCGCGCCGATGTCGCCGTCGGATGCGACGACGGTCCTGGTCTCGCTCTGGCAGACCAACACGGTCGGCCTCCGCGCCGAGCGGTTCGTCAACTGGAACAAGGCGAACGCGAACGCCGTGAAGTACCTGACCGCGACCGCGTGGCCGGCGCCGACCGGCGGCGTGATGGCGGCTGACGCGCCGAACGGCGGCACCAAGCGCAACGGAGCGTAAGCCGTGGGCGTCCTGCAGACGATCCGGACGCGGCTCGGATCGGTGTGGCCGGCCGCGACGCCGACCGCGCCGACCCGGGGCGGCTGGTATCCGATCGTCCGCGAACCGTATACCGGCGCCTGGCAGCAGAACGTCGAGATCCGCGCCGAGTCCGCGCTCAGTAACCCGGTCGTGTTTCGCTGCGTGTCGCTGATCTCGACCGACGTCGCCAAGCTGCGGCTACGGCTGGTCGCGATCGATGACGACGGCATCTGGACCGAGGCGACATCCGCGGCCTTCTCGCCGGTGCTGCGCGTCCCGAACCGCTACCAGACGATCCAGCTATTCCTCGAACGCTGGATGCTGTCGAAGCTCCTCTGGGCAATACCTACGTCCTGAAGGATCGCGACGCGCGCGGGGTCGTGACCGCGCTGTACGTGCTGGACCCGGCCAAGGTGACGCCGCTCGTCGCCCCGGACGGCAGCGTGTACTACCAGGTCCAGACCGACGACCTGGTCGGCATCACCGAGCAGCTCGCCATCCCGGCGCGCGAGATCATCCACGACCGCTGGAACTGCGTGTTTCACCCGCTGGTCGGCCTGTCGCCGCTCTACGGCTGCGCCGCCGCAGCGCTCCAGGGCAAGCAGATCGAGAACGCCTCGACCGAGTTCTTCTCGAGCGGCGGCCGGCCGTCCGGGATGCTGGCGCCGCCGGCCGGCGCGCCGTCGGTCGATAGCGAGACCGTCAAACGACTCAGCGACGCCTGGCATGCGCTCGGGCCGGGCCGCACGGCCATCCTCAGCGATCACCTGCAGTACACCGAGGTCGGCACGACGGCCGTCGATGCGCAGTTGACCGACCAGTACGGGATGACCGTCAAGACAATCGCGGGCGCGTTCGGCGTCCCGATCTCGATGGTCGATTCCAGCCAGCAGCCGCCCTACGCGAACGCGGAAGCGTCCGCGCTGCAGTACCACAGTCAGTGCCTGCAGACGCATCTGCTCGGCATCGAGACCGCGCTCGACGCGGGCCTGGAACTGCCGGCGCCCTACGGGACCGAGTTCGATCTTGATGACCTGCTGTGGATGTCAACCGAGACGCGGGTCAAGGCGGCGCATGACGCCGTGGCCGCGGGCGTGATGACGCCGAACGAAGCACGCTTTAAGTACTTCGGGCTCCCGCCCGTCGAGGGCGGCGATACCTGCCTGGTGCAACAGCAGTACTACAGTCTGGCGGCGCTGGCCGCACGCGACGTGCAGGCGCCGCTGGCCACACCGCCGCCCCGCGTCGCCGAGTCAGCGCCGTCCGAACCCACCGAAGAAGTCGTCGCCGCGGCCGTGGGCGACCTGGCGACGTCATGACGCTGAGTTATTCGCGCGTCACGCCGACCGGCGCGCTGGTCACGCTCGCCGAGGCCAAGGTCCATCTCCGGGTGACCGATACGGCGTCCGATGCGGACATCACGCAAAAACTCGCCGCGGCCGAGGAGCGGGTGTTCGCCACGCTCGGCGCCGCCGGCGATCCGACGTGGACCGCCGCGACGGCGCCGAAGTTGGTGCGCCATGCCGTGCTGATCCTGCTTGATGCGTTCAT